GCCAATTTAACTAGGCGTTCAGGTCCGTAATCTTGGCGTGTGCGTCAATCCTGAGTGACCTCAACTCACCGATGGTGTAGAAGAGTCCACGAAGGACGAAAGCGTTCGCCTGGAAGAAGTCCCTGTTATCGATGTACTGCGTCGGTGCAGCTACAGCGAGTTCCAGATACCTTGTGTCCATGACATAGACGTTAGAACCTAGCAATCCAGTTGTGGCATAGGACTTCGGTGTATCAGGGTCTACGATGACAGGAATGCCCCTGTAAGTCGCCACTTGGAATCCAGCGTGGCTACCTGGGAGGGTACTCTCATCGCCAACCTTGACTACAAACTCGCCCCAGTCCATGTACCGCTGTTGCGCCTGCAAGAGGCTAGACAATCGGTCAAACTGGTCGTAACCCATAAGGATTACATCGGGGTCCGCACCATTGATACGGACTTCCCTAATGGCTTGGTCTAGAAGCGTCAGGTTCAAGTTCCTGCCAGTGCCATCGTTATCAAGAACGGTAGCAGCAGTGTTCCATCCACCAGCAGCCCTAGTTGCTTGGTTATATACATCAGCACCAGCAGAAACAGTTCTACCAGCAATGACACGACCATCTTGTTCTACGATATCGTCAAGGGAGGTGAAACCAGCCCTAGACTTAACGTAGGCAATATCGCCTGTAGCCCCAAGGTTACCGCCACCAGAGAAAACAACGTCACCCTGTGCATCCTCACCGTAGAAGGTCTTAGCAGCATCGCTATCCTCTTCAGCGAATGTGTCTCCAGGTCGTCCAAAACCACCAGAATCAAGCACCTCTGCGGTGCCAGAAGCACCAGCACCACTGGTGATTCGGGTAGTAGCCCTCAAAAGAAGCTCTTGGTTGATTTCCTTGATGTGGTCACGAGCCGCAGCTTCCTGCTCCACAGCAAGGTTATCTCCCATACCACCTTCAAGACCGCTGGTAATCTGACCGATTATCGACACACCGAAAGCCGATGCAACGATTCTTGGCAGAGAATCAACTCTCTGGAAAGCAGAGGAGTCAATCTGAGGAAGTGCCCCAGTCTCAGTAATAGGTCGGCTTCGTGAAGCCAACGTTACTGCGGAACCAGAACCAACATCTTGTGCCGAAGACCCAGGTCCTCGGTCTGACCTCACCCTCCAACCAGTGGTAGGTCCCCACTGGACTTTTCGGATGATGTTCCAGAATCGGGTCTGGTTGTTAAGCGCATCCCAAACCTTCCTACCATACGTGGCGTTGAAAACGTCAGAGGTCTGTAGGTAAGTCTGCTTTGCAAAATAGCCAGGGGGAAGCATAGACTGCCTGAGATTTCTCTCAGCCCCTGCAATGAATTCAGAGAGATTTATATTGGATGCCATTACTTAGTTCCCTCCCATCTTATGATAGTACAAAGTTGAGGGGGTCATATCTCCCTGCTGGTCTCTCATGGAGTTCAGCTTCTTGAAGGTGCCTCGGAAGTCATCACCGTCGTTACTCTTAAGAATAGTCTCAACAGCGTCAACGAACTGTTCGTGCTGCCCTTCAGGAGTGGGAGTTGTTATGTCAGCAAGGCTATCACCCTCGGTGCCAATACCAGCAGGGATGGCTTCAGTGTCCAGTGTGGACTTCTGAATCCTTTCCTGATGACCATTGATTTTATTGGAGGTAGCAACCTTTTTGGCTTTTCTCACCCTCTGGATATCCCCAGAAGCAGGATTAAAGCCGAACTGTTTCATACCCGACTTAATGCCAGCTTCAACACTAGTCGTCATCGACTTTCGGACTTCGGCAAGTTCACCTTGTATTTCAGACATTGTCTGCTTCTCTACATGGCGAGTCTCCAGAAGACCCTTCACATCTTTAAGAAGAGTAACAATGGTGGCGTCAGCGGACTTCGCCATTATATCATCCTCATCATGGTGTGATGCGTACGTCAACTCCTCATCCAAGAAGTCGTCTTCGCCGTTATCCTCTTCGCCGTTATCCTCGGCGTCATCAACCACTTCTTCCTCTTCTTCCACCTCTTCATCTAGGTCCTGTTTTAGAACAACTCCCTTAGCCTTATGAAGGTAAGGGTCTGTTCCCTGTCGAGCATTAGAGGTAGTCTTTCCTTGGGCACCTTCCCGTTCACCACCTTGGCCCCCAGACATGGGTTCAAGCTTACCCTGCCAGTCAGCATCCATCTCTTGGTCTACTGACATAGTAGAGTCGCCACCCTTGGAACCATCGGCGTTCACGGTGTACTCATTGGAAATATACTCTCTAAGACTCTTCAGGATTGTGAGAAGCTGCTCTTTATTGCTACTCATTTTCCCTCCTCTGTCGAGAAATACTTACATCCGATAAAAGACATCACACGACTGTGGTGC